GTGATGGGCTTGTAGCGTCATAAGTAGCGCCCGAAATGGGTGAGCCAATTTGAAGATAGTTAGAAATCAATCCAGCGCTCACGTAAGGATAAATCTTGAAGTCAAAAAATGTCGAAGAGGTTGAAAGGTCTTTCCACGCTTGATAAACAGACTTCTTCTCAAAGTCATAATAGGTTCTCGTAACAGAGCCACCCGATGAAGTTGAGCCAATTTTTGTTATGCCGATGTTTCCGTGAGTCGCGTTAGTCGCGCCAGTAAAGATGTCGGTAAGAATAGTGATCGGGTCTTGCGATGTATAGACCAACCCACCGACACCCGTACCTCCAGCGTTCGCGTTGTAATAACTTGAACCCGTAAAGCCTGTAATTCTGCGGTGCTGGTAGTAACTCATCATCTCTTGCGCAGTTATTTTAAGAAGTTGAGTTGATGAATCCCACTCGCGGTTCCAAATTACGCCAGACCAGACAGGGTTATTTCCTTTGAATACATAGAGACCAACCTTGCCCGGGGTTGTTGCGGTGTTGAGATTTAATACAGTCGGGTCAATACCTGAGGCAAGAATCTCGCCAGTAAATGTTCCGATGCTTGATAATTGAGTTGTGAAATTTACGCCAGTAAAAGGCAACTCGCCAATAACGGGATTAGCAGACCCCGACACATATAACTGCGTTGTGACATAGCGATAATCGCTCATCAGTTATACGCATTTCTGTAAGTGATAGCCATCGAACCAAGTGTACTCGTCCACGTAGTCGAATAATTGGGTGTTAAACAGAGCCAGTTATTGACATTGGTTAAAGTGTTGCGGGCTGGCAATGAGTTTTGCGTGACAGACCGGCGCAACAAATCAATCACTAGCGGATAAGAAGTATTGACATTAGAGAAAGCCATGACATAGCCGTTGGTGTTATCAGTGATCGAACCCGATGCAGATGGGGTGGCGATAGTGATAGCGGGGCAAGTTGTAGCCCACCCAGCGTTACTTAGTGAAACGGTAGTTCCAGCCGAAGGAGTGGTTGCGGTGTCGTCGTAATAGCGAGGGTCTGGGAAATAGAACTCAACGGTGCAGGTGATGTAGCCAAAAGAGAACTCTGGGTCTATTGGGGTTGTTAAGAGGCGAACTCTGCCCCACATCCTTTGGATGCCCGTAACGGCTGAAAGTTGGAATTGGAAAAGACCAAGTACGCCAGTAGCTTGAGTTGAAGCATAAGGGTCTGGGTAGTAGCCCGTAGGTTGAGGGTAGAGGCTGGCTTGGAGTTGCTTGTAGTAATACTGAGCCGAATGAGAACCGTCGCCAGTAATCAAGATGTCAAAGGTTACGGTTCTAGCATCATAGAAATCGCGCCCAGAAAATGACCCGTCAATGTATCCTCGATTATCATCTTCATTTCTAATAGGAGATGACCCGCCCAATCCGTCAATGTTCTCAACGGCATACGGAGTACCCGCGCCCCAAACAAAAGGCGTAGATGAACCGTTAGGAGTGAATTGGTATTGGTAGATTGAAAGAGTCAATTACTTCCCGCCTTTTTTGAGTGGTGCGCCACTTGTCATAGATTTAGCAACTGCGGCAGAGCCATCTACATAAACATTGACATGAACCCCAGTACCTAGATCAGTAGTTCCGCGCATGGATTTACGAATTGATGTTTTGGTTGATTTGGCTGGAGTGCTTACAACGGCAGGTGATTTTCCGCTGTTAATACTGCCGCGGCTAGGAGTACCCACGCCCGGGCGATACTGTTGAGAATAATCTGGTTTCGCGCCACCCGTAAATTCTTTAATGACTTTAGGGGTTTCGTAACTTAAATACGCCAGACCGCCAACAGCCGCCAAAGCAGCAGCAGCGGTTCCCACAGATACGCCAGCAGTAGCAAATGCCTCAGCGATTCCAGCTGTAATAAGAACCGTTCTTAATCCAATGTAGGCTTCCTTGATTGCGTTAATAGCAGAAACGGCGGCGGTTACACCTGCGGTAATTTTAGAGACAGACCAGATAGAGCCCCAGACGATAGCAAATGCCTCTAAAGTCCCTTTATTATCTGAGATAAATGTAAAGAGTTTCTTGAGATCGGGCAGACCCTTGTCGTTAATCCAAGTAGTAAGGCTTTCCAATTTTGGAACTAATGCAGTACCTACTTGCACTTCTAGGTTCTTAAAGTTTGCAGTAGCGACAGCAATACCGCCAGAAAGAGTGCTTTTGAAGGCGACGGCTGAACCCTGAGCGCGTTCTTCAACTGCGGCTAGAATTGTTTGGAGGTCCGAACCTTTAGGAATTGTTTTGCCGATGGCGATACCTAAATCACCTAATCCTCTAGCCTGTCCAATTGTTGCGCGAGATAAGAGAGTGGCGGCTTGAGTAAGTGAGATTTGTTTGAAGCGGGCAAGATCGGCGGCAACACCCAGAGTTTTAAGCGCTGTTTCTGGGTTGCGAGATGAAGCAGTTAAGATGGTTAGAGCGCCGTAAGTGTCTTGAGTTTCAAATCCCAGATTACGCATAGATGCGGCGGAGGCATCAATAAAAGGTTTGGCGGTGTTGTAGCTGATACCTGTATTTTTTACCGCAACGGTTAATTGCGCTTGAGCATCTTCAACGCTATTGAGTTGCTTGATGCCTTGATAACCCATGTAACCAATGGCAGCGGTAACGCCAAAGATGACTTTGCCAAATCCCGCAAATGACGATTCTGACTTTTTGGCTGTTGCGCTAACTTCCTCGGTTTTGGCAACAACTTTATCCATCTCTCCATTAAGAGATTGGAAAGAGGCTATGGCTTGGGTCGAGTTTGCTGAAACTGTAAAGTAGATTGGAAAATCAGCCGCAGCCATTACTCACCCCCATAGATTTCTGTAACTATCCCGCCTCTAATAGCGGTAAATTTTTCAAATGCTGGTTGCATATAAGGGAACTTGGTTCCGGGCTTCCATTTTGCGCCACCAAGTTCTACCTTGCGCGAGTAGATCATGGTGGGCCCGACAATTGCCTCATAACTAGCAAATCCCGAATGAGTGGGAAAAGCTGTAATAGATTTTCTAAGGTTTCCCGTGCGATTCATCGGTGGTTTGCCCGACTCGGCTTTATCCCAAACGATTCCCCCGCGAGGTCCAACATGAGAACCTCGCTTGCCTTGAATTTCCTCTTTAGCCAAACGGATAAGTTCAGCCATAGCCCTATCGCGGAGTTGTCTTGCTTGAGTATCTAATTTAAGGGCTTTTTTCTCTATCATGTCGCGCGCTTGGGCGATGTTACTCACTATCAATTTTCACATCCTTCATCATAAGCGCAATGTTTACAACCCAATCTCTCATCCAAATGGGCTGGTTGTCAGTCTCTTCTATCGTCCAACCAAATTCTTTGGCGCATAGATAATAGAAATACTGCTCATCGGGATACTCGACATTGGGGGCTCTATCCGATTGCGGATTTTCCAGCGACCATTTTAATCGCTGGAGTTGTCTAAAGGGCTATCGGGATTCGCTTCATTTTCTGGAGTATTACTAAATGAGATGTTAAGAATCTTTTGTGCTTTGTCAGCCTCTAAAGCGAGAGTGTCATAGTCGCCCAAATCCAACTCGCCAAGAGATTCAATCTTGATAGATGGGATTGGGTCGTCCAAAGTCCATGATTCGACAAGCATAGAGATGAGCGCGCTCTGAACAGCCTCTAAAGCGGTGTAGGCATTGCGGGATTCGTTGATTTTCTCCAACGCTTTTACACGGTCTTTATGCTTGAGAGTCTTGGGGTCGCGGATTGTAGCGGTGTGTCCGCTAGGTAATTTGATTGTGTGTGACATTGAGATTCCTTCCAACTTGCCCCCTGAAAAAGAACCTAACGGGGCGAGGGAAGGCAGCTCAACCCCGTTAGGAGATTAGGTGTTACTGATAGGTTCCTGATGGGAACGCATTTTGGAGAGTGAACTTGACAGGTGAATATCCTGCGCTAGCTCCTGCATCGGTTGTGTTTCCGATAGCCTCAACATCAACAGTTAATTCAACATGATCTGAACCTCTGTCAATGGCGCTTGTTGTGTATGCGCCCTTTGTGACATTGAAGGAGACTTGGGTCGCGGTTGCGCCAGTTCCCGTTGAGAAATTGAAGTTAATTGTTGGTTGAGTATTGGTGAGATAGCGGGTAAGTTCAGCATCATCTTGCATGATGAAGGTGATCTTGCCCTTAGTTGTCATGTCGGCAACGAAGCATTGATAAGGCGATTGCGAACCATTGATCGTGAAAAGCGCCTCGGACTTACGGGAGAGGTCAAGGGTTGCTGTCTTGACATAGCCGATTGATGTACCGCCGATCGTTACTACACCTGTCCATACCTGAGTAGGTAGAACCGAGGTGAAGGATGGGGTCGGTGCCGAGGTTGTAACTGACGGGAACCCGATCAGTTTCGCGGTATATTCCAGCATCCCATCGGCATTAAATGTCAGACCAAAATCTGTAACCTGACATCCCGGATAGTACCGAGTGTTAGCGGAATAGAAATCTGAAATAGTAATGGCTTTAGGTTGTGCGTCAGCGGTTGAACCTACGGCGTTCTTGAGTGAAATAGCGTGGGTGTAGGGAGCAGATGCGCCAGTTGTGACAACATCTCCCATAAGTCCAGCAATCCAGAAACCGACGGTATCGGCAAAGACTGGCCCACCAAGATCAACAGTTGAATTCTTGCGACCTTGCAGATAGTTGTAGTTCGTCACCATTGAGCCACGAATTCCCGTGTCGTATAAAGGTGCGATCACATCTACTGGCTTAAATGAATTAGCCGTAATTGGAATGAAGTTTGTTGCCGCGACTGGCGTACCTTTGGTGGTTTCAAGAGCCACCCCTAAATACGATTTGACGGATGCTTGTGCTAATGCCATGTCACTCTCCTACTGTCGCTGTTGGAACATCTGTTGGTGAATCTGTTACATCTGTTGGTGTCGCTGGCTCTACATTGTGAGCCGTGAAATCATCTGGAGCCTCAAAGACTTCATTTGGTTGGACTACTTTGGCGATAGAGGGAAATGTAACCTCTGTATTACCTGTGTATTTGAATTGCATTTCTCTCCTATGCTTGAATCATTTGTGTTACGGGGAATCGAATAACTGCCCAGATGTCAATGACTCCATCATCATCAACCTCGGGAACGCCATAACTGACACGAATTGAAGGCTCCGCGCCTTGCCATACTAGGTTTCCGCTAGGGTCTCCAAATTGGTGATCTGAACGAAGCAGGTCTTTAATGTTGTCAATGAGGACATCGAAGTTATCCATAGCGTCCTCAACTTCGCCGAAAAGGGCGTGGAAGAACACTTGAATCGCAGCGTCATAATCAACGCGCTTAATTCCGTTAGTTGAGCCACCGATTGCCAGGCGAGTTTCATCCTCCGACTCAATGTGAATACATACGGCAGAGAGGTAATCCTGTCCAGGCAGAGCATTAACAGACCAGTCAATTAACTTAGGAAAAGAGCGAAAGGTCTGGTTAATCCCCACGATGTTTGGCGGGGCGATAAAACTGGCGAGAGCCGCGCGAACGGCGGCGCGACCTTCATACATTTATCTGACCCTACGGAACGGCAAGAGTAAATCTTGAGCGATAGCGAAGTCATCAGGTATTCCGCGACTTCCGCTCATTGGCTTAGATGGGGTTGAGGTTACGCTCATTACCATTGACTTATCCCCACGAATCTTGAGGAAGCCAGTAGTTACTAAGATCGCAGCTTGCTTAATGGAAGCAGGTAGGGACGAAATGGCGATTCCCGCATTATGCGAGTATTGAAGCGGGCTAACTAAAGTAATGGTTGGCGAACCGTAAACATAACTAGACGATACCGTAACCAATTCCGAATCTGTTCCGTCATAGATATTAAGTTGTTGTCCAGCGGTTATGCCTGTCGGAGTATTTACAACCAGAGAAGATTGACCTTGAACGGCGGTGACAATGGTCGTATTCGGATAGCCCGCGACATAAGAAAGATTGATGTATAACTCAGAGCCCGGCACTCCACCCCAGCCAAATTGAAGCGGTCCAGCAGATGAAGCGAAAGATAGATTTGATAGTGGGACGATGATCTGCTGATCTTCAATCCATGTCGTAGATAGGTCGGCTACTGAATTAAGGTTGCCAGGTGTTCCATAATTAAACGATGTCACAGCAACGATAGGCGAATACTTGGGGTGAACCTTAACTGTGCCGTCTCTTGATACGCGAGCGCGAAGGTTTTCGGTTTGACCTGTTGCCGCCAAAACCTGATTACAGTACGAGTCAATCCATGAAGAAGCGCGAACAATGGTGTTGTAGAGTTCCGCATCTTGAACATTGGGGTCTTGTCGGTTATTCGCGCCGAGATTAGAACCTGTTAAGTTGTTAGTGCTAATTCCTGTTGGCGCGGCTTTATATTCAAGAATAGTAAGATATGGCTCAGAGAACTCCTCTGTTGTGCCTGAATAAGCATTAGCCATTTATCTCTCCGCATCGTGAGCATTTCTTGAAAACTGAGTTAAATCCACACTTGCACGCATAACCACCAGAAGAGATGACTCCCCCAGCTATGACGAAACCTTGTTCTTTTAATTGTTTAAGTAGGCGCGTGTCATTAACTTCGATCAAACCATCTGCGCCAGCGTTAAAAGATTGCTTGCCTTGCGGGGTTTCTAAATCAAATCCCCTCATTGTGGAAATTGGTGCTACTTTCATTATGCCCTCTCAATAGAGAAGGGGGCGAGTCTCCCCACCCCCTTCAACTTATTTAGTTATCAGACAACCGTCTTAGGCAAGATTCCAGAAACGGCACCGTTCCAACCCGGAGCGTATGACAACAATGTGCCACGCCAGTAGGTTGAGATGTCGCTAGAGAATTGAATCTTAGGCCATGAGAGTTGTAGGTAATCCTGAACATTGCGGACTTCCCAAATGTTTCCAACATTGCTGTCAGCATAAGGAAGTGTGTATGAAAGGATTGGGGCTGTTCCCTGCAAGATGTAAGGGTGAACGGTTGTTGAGACCAGCTTACCTGTTGCTGGGTTCAAGATGTCGCCGAGTGTGATACCGCCAACGACTTGACCCACTTCATTTTGGAAGAGGTTAGCGCGGTAGTTAGCACCGTTAGAAGAGTTAAGGAAGGCATAAGCCAACTGTGAGCGATCTACGCCACAGAACCAAATCTCATCTGGGTCAGCGAGGTTATTGGTGTACATCTGAGCGAGTGTCTGCATAAATTCAAGACCAGGTGTGACGGTCGAGAAAGTTGAGTTAATCGCGTTGTTGTAACCAG